ATGTCTGACCAAGGATGGCACAAGGCGGATATCAGGGCCGCCGTCGAGAAGAAAGGCGAAACCCTTTCCAGTCTCGCCCTTAAGCAGGGCATCCACCCCATGGCCTGCCGCCGGGCCGTGGTCGCCCGCAACACCCCCGGCGAAAAAGCCATCGCCCAACTGATCGCCGTGCCGCTGTGGGAACTGTGGCCCGACCGCTGGCGCCAGCCCGAGGAAACCGGCGGACCCGCCGTGCGCATCGACAATCGCCGCCGCGACGACGCCGAGCTTAAGGACTTCGTGAAGGCGAAAATCATCAGCCTGCTCCTTTCCAATTTCCGCCATGCCCAACCCGAGACGCCCTGCCGCGAAGTCACCATGGCCAGCTTGATGGCCTTTCTCGGCACCGGCACCGACGCCGCCATGGCCGCCGCCGGTTTCACCCCGGAAGAGATCGGTCTGTACGCCCCCGCCGCCCGCGATCTGTTCGCCAAGGGTGAAATCCCCGTTTCCAGCCGCGCCGGTTCTGACCGGCTCTGAGACAGAAAGAGCCTATCCCATGTCGATTGGACAGAAATGCACCACCAGCGCGGAACGGCTGAAGAACATCAGAACCGGCTTCCGCGACACCCTGGCGTCCTTCGTCGGCGTGGGACGGTCCTTCGCCGTCGATGACGTCGCCAAGGCCTGCGGGAAATCTCCCGACACCATCCATTCCTACCTGCGCGGCCAGACCGTGCCCGATTGGCCGACGGCGGTTTTGTTGCTGGGGCTGCTGTCGGTGGAATTCGCCACCATCGTCCTGCGCCCCGCCGGGCTGGCCGGCGTCCACAGAATCAGCGGCGTCTGTCCGCCGGGCGAAACGCTCCGGGAAATCATCGAAGGCGCGGCCACCCTGGCGACCGCCTGGGCCGATCAGCGGATCGACCATACCGAATGGCCGGAAGTCGAAAAGCAACTGACCGAAGCGCAAACCGCAATCGCGCAATTCCTGGCCACGAAAGGCGACCAGAAATGAGCAAGCCCCGCATCGTCCAGCGTTCCAACACCACCCATTGCCCGGCGTGCGGCAACCGCTGCCGGACCATCAAGAGCGTTCAACTGACCCCGACCTATCGGGAAGTCACCTATCTGTGCCTCAACGACGAATGCGGACACATCTTCATCGCCTCGATCGAGGCCACCCGATCCTTGCAGCCGTCGGCCATACCGGACCCGGAAGTCAGGCTGCCCGGCCCCGCCGCCAACCGCTAACAGGAAAGGCGGTTCCCATGCTGCGCATCACCGCCCTTTACCACGCCATTTTCCGCCCCGCCCGCAAACGCGCCGCCCGGCGCCGGGACTGGGCCTGACCAAGAACGGGGGACACCATGAACACCGAATCCAAAAGGGTCCATATCGTCGAAGGACGCCTGGACGCCATCTCCCTGGCCACCGCCATTCCGGCGGAAACCGTGCTTTTACAGGATGGTGCGGGAACGTCCGAAGTCATCGGGATCACATGGCCGGAAAGGCTGACGGTCCATGGCGCCAAGAAACTGGCCCGCAAGATCAATGCCGCCATGAACATTGGACATAACCGCGCCTTGCATGCCATCGCCGTCCGCTATGGCTTCGAGTCCTGGATTGCTTGCCTTGCCGCCATTTCCACGGATCAGGACCGCGCAGAGAAAAAGGCCAAGAGCATGCGCATCCAGCAGCGCCGCGCCAGGAAGTGGTCACAGCAAAATTCAGACCGATGGAAGGACAACGACGCGCTGGCCGCGTCCTCTCCCGGCTGGAATGGCAAGCACAGCGCCACGGCGCGACTGCCGGGCCACACGCAGCCCGCTGACAGCATCGCCGCTGCCGTGGTGTTCACCCCCGAGAAATTGTGAGGTTGCCATGTTGAGCGATGAAATCATGGAACTGGCCGCCGGCCTGTCCGGCTACATGGACACCGGAATCACCATCGAACCGGCTGGCTTGGCCGTGATCTGCCTGACCCTGGCGAACTTCGCCACCGACGCCGACCGGCTGCAAAGACGGGCCGACGCCTGCGACGTTCCCGACGACATCCTGAAGATGGCCAGCCTGTTGAAGCGCCGCGGCGTTTTTACCGGCGAGGTCATGGCCGGCGACCCCGCCTTTGGCGTAGGGGAGAAAAGCCATGGATGATCGGCCCGAAAAAAATCCCGTCATGGGGACCATCATCAATGGCGATGGTGGCTTCTTGGAACTTCGCTACCGCATCTTCGATCAGAACGTCATCGTCCGACACGGCGCGTCTCAAACATTGTTTATCATGGCCTCGATGGTCGAAAGCCTCAGTTGCTTGGACGGCTTGTCCCAGGATTCCGCATCCTCATGTCATGATCTTTGGCTTAAGGCTGCCCAGGAAAAGCGCCGGGAGCTTGGACGGCTGATCGGGCGGGACCGAGAAAGTTATAGAGCCTTTGTCTCCATCGGCGGCGTCGAGATTGAGCCCATGCCGGTCAACCCCGAGGAGTCTCAGGGATGACCGCCGCCAAAGCTTTCAACTGGTCATCACAGGCGTCCCGCCTCGATGACAAAGCGCAAGGCGTCGACGGCCTGCGCCTTGACCCGCACGCCTTTCACCGTGCGGTCGCACCCCTCTATTTCCAGGGACCGGATGCAACCGGCGACAAAGGATTGTTGATCGTCAATCGGCCAATCCGGGGCCGAGAAGGACACGAAGGCCGTCAATGCCTTGACCAGCCCGCCGTCATAAGTGGACGGCCTATCCGCCAGTGGGCGTTCCATGGTCGCCCGGACCAAGGCGGCGGTGCCGGGAATCATGCCCTGGCCGGGAAGGGTTTCCAGGGTCAGCTTCACTTTGCTGGGCTGGGACAGATAGTGCTCGACCAGCAGATCGCCGCGCCGGTCTTCTCCGGTCTTGCCCAAACGCGGAGCTTCGTTCTTCAGAGCCAGCACAATAGCTTCGCTGTCCGCGCTGATCACTCGGGGATCGACCGTTTCCCCGGGCGGGCTGGACATCTGCGCCTGTACCTCGCTTTTCCCGGTTCCCTGGGGTGCCTCCGCGACAGGCTGACCGACCGGCTTTGCTGGCGGCGGCGGAAGCAGGCTGATCCAGACGGACAGCAGCACCACGAAGATGCAGGTTGCGACCGCCGCCGCCTGCCCCCGCTTCGGATTGGCCGATCTGAACAGGACCAGCTTGGGGCGAACCAGCCCGACAGGAATGGCGATCAGCGCCAGCAACACCAGCAACGCGAACACAATGGCCATCAGAAGTTCCCCCACGACGCCGAAACAACTTCCCGGCGTAACCCGAGGGGAAGCCTCCGTCCAGTCTTTTTCGTCCATGCGAACCAGATGGGGGGGGCGGCATGACTGAGAAATCGTCCATGCGCCCGGACGTCAGGTCCGAGGTGGTGTCCAGCCTGAAGCGGGCCTATTCCATGGTCGAGGAAAAGGGCTGGCTGCGCAAAGGCAAGTGCCCGCAATGCGGCGGCAAGGAACTGTTCACCCATGCCGCCAGCCCCTGGGTGGTCAAATGCGGCCGGGAAAACAAATGCGGCTGGTCGGCCAGCACCAAGGATTTGTTCCCCGACGCCTTCGGGCGCTTCAACGAACGGTTCCCCCCGACCACCCAAGACCCCAACGCCACCGCCGAAGCCTACCTTGACTTCGTGCGCGGCTTCACGCCGGGCAAGATCAAGGGCTGGTTCCGCCAGGGCCATTTCCGGCACCCGAAGGGCGACCGCGAGACGGCCACCGTGGTCTTCGACATCGACCGCGCCGCCGGCATCTTCATGGAGCGGCTGATAGACCCCGTCCGGGTCAAGCGGCCTGACGGTGATGTCGAGGTCAGGAAGGCCAATTTCGAGGGTCAGCATAAGGGCCTGTGGTGGGCGCCGCCCGGCCTGAAGATCGAAGATGAGGTCTGGATTGTCGAGGGATGCCTTGACGCCATCGCCCTGACCCTGGCCGGAGTGTCGGCGGTTGCCAGCCTGTCGGCGGTGAACTTCCCCGATGTCGAGATCAAGAAGCTTGACCCCAGGAAGACCACCCTGGTTTGGGCGCTCGACAACGACCGCGCCGGCAACGGCTGCACCCACAAGCACGCCAAGGCGGCCAAGGCCCTGGGCTTCGAATCCCGCGCCGCCGTGATTCCCCAGAAGGGCAAGGCCAAGGTGGATTGGAACGATTGCCACCTTGCCGGCGAGTTGGAAGAAAAGGACATCGAGCGTTACCGCTTCCACGGCGATTTGCTGATGGCCGCCACTCCCGCCGAAAAAGGGTGCCTGATCTGGCGGCGCAGCTCCGCCACCAGTTTCGCCGTCGAACATCACGCCCAGACCTATTGGTGGTCGCTGCCCCAGGAACTGTACAACAAACAGATGGAGGAATTCAGAACCGCCGGGCACGCCGCCAGCGACCGGGGCTATGAGTTCGACGCCGCCATGAAGGTCGCCAGGGTGGACAAGATCGCCAATTGCGCCTTCAAGTTCCTGTATTTCCAGCGGGACATGCAGACGGACGAAAGCTGGTATTACACCCGCATCGACTTCCCCTATGGCCGCCACGGCGGCCTGAAGAACACCTTCACCGGACCGCAGATTTCGACATCGAGCGAGTTCAAGAAGCGCCTGCTGTCGATTGCCCCGGGGGCTTTGTTCCAGGGCAACAGTTTCCAACTGAACTGGATCATTTCGCGCTATCTCGACGACATCAAGATCGTCGATACCGTGGACTTCATCGGCTATTCCCGCCAGCACCGGGCCTATATCTTCCCCGACAAGGCGGTATCGGACGGCGTGGTCTACGAGATCAACGACGAAGATTTCTTCGAGATCGGCGGCAAGCTGTCGGTCAAATCGCTGAACACCTCGTTGCCCCTGGTGATCGGCAAGGCCTCGGACTGCGACGCCAAATGGATCGAATATGTCTATGAAGCCTTTGGGCCGAAAGGCGTCATCGCCGCCGCCTTCTTCCTGGGCTCTTTGTTCGCCGAGCAGATCCGCGAGCGCCACAAGTCGTTCCCCTTCCTGGAGGTGGTCGGACAGGCCGGCGCCGGCAAGTCAACCCTGATCGAGTTCCTGTGGAAGCTGGTGGGCCGCAACGATTACGAAGGTTTCGACCCCAACAAATCCACCACTGCCGCCCGCGCCCGCATCATGTCGCAGGTGTCGAACCTGCCAATTTGCATGATCGAATCCGACCGTGGCGGCGACGACACATCGAAGGTCCGCCAGTTCGATTGGGACGAGTTGAAGACGGCCTATAACGGTCGCGCCAGCCGCGCCACGGGCGTCAAGAACGGCGGCAACGACACCAAGGAACCACCATTCCGAGGCTCGATCATCATCAGCCAGAACAACCCGGTTGATGCCTCGGAAGCCATCATGTCCCGCATCGTCCACACCTTTTTCGACCGATCCCGCCACAACGCGCAAACCAAGATCGCCGCCGACGAACTGGCCGCCATCCCGGTCGAAAAAGTGTCGAACTTCCTGATCCAGGCCTGCCGGCGGGAAGCCGACATCCTGAAGCTGTTCCACGAACGCGCCCTGGCTTACGAGGAACAGGTGCAGAAGCTGCCCGAGGTCAAGCTGTTCCGCATCGCCAAATGCCATGGACAACTGATGGCCCTGGTGGACGCCCTGGCGATGCTGGTCGAGATCAAGCCAGCCATCCGCCAGGAAACTATGCAGTGCCTGATGGACGCCGCCAAGGACCGCCAGCGGGCGATTTCGGCAGACCATCCGTTGGTCGAGGAATTCTGGGACATGGTGGATTTCATCGGCCTGGACAAGCTGAACCACTCAGCCAACGAACACCTGATCGCCATCAACTTTCCGCATCTGATCCGCGAAGCCACCCGCCAGAACCAGCAGCTTCCGGCCATATCGGACCTGAAGAAGGTGCTGAAAGGCAGCCTGTCGCGCCCCTTCGTCGAGAGCAACAAGACGGTCAACAGCGTTCACGAAAAGGCGTCGGTCAAGTGCTGGGTCTTCCGCGCCGAGAAAGGAGCCAGCCATGCTTAACGCGCCGCCCCCCCTGTTCATCGCGCCCCATTCCACGATCGAGCCGGAACCCGAGCCGGCGGACGTCCAGGCCGAAAGCTCGGCGGAAGAGGATTACTGGGGCGACATCGTCAACCGCATCGGCAACGAGGTCCACGACGCTAAATCCGAACGCGAGATCGACGACGTCCACCGACGCCACAAGGCCACCATCGACACGATGGTCATCCGGTGCCGCCGCATGGCCGAACTGCTGTCCTTCATCTTTCAGGATCACCGCTCGCGATTCCGAGTGATGGGCTCAAATCAGACCTGCTTTGCAAAGGAATCTCAAGAATGACCTATCTATTTCCAGACATCGCAGATGCCTACGGTTTTCAGCGAGATCACAGCCGCGAAATCATCATCGTTGGCTTTGCTGGTGGGGGCGGAAGCTGCGAAGGGATTAAACAGGCCTTGGGGCGGTCCCCTGACGAAGCCCTTAACCATGACCCCGAAGCCGTGGCCATGCATGCCGCCAACCATCCGGGAACCCGGCATTGGTGCCAGAACATCTGGCAAGCGATCCCTTCTGACGTCGCCGCCGGGCGGCCTGTCGGGTTGGCTTGGTTTTCACCTGACTGCAAGCACTTCAGCAAGGCCAAGGGCGGGAAGCCCCGTTCCCGTAACATCCGCGATCTGGCCTGGGTTGTGGTCGGCTATGCCAAGCTACCACGTCACCTACGGCCCCGCGTGCTGATGGTCGAGAACGTCGAAGAGTTCCAAACCTGGGGTCCGCTTCTGGATGACGGCCAACCCTGCCCTGACCGTAAGGGGGAGACGTTCCGTCGGTGGGTCGGAGAACTGCAACGCCTGGGCTATCGCGTCGAGTGGCGCGAAATCAGGGCCATGGATTACGGCACTCCTACTATCCGTAAGCGGCTGTATCTCATTGCCCGCTGTGACGGCCTCCCCATCGTCTGGCCTGAATTCTCGCACGGACCCAGCCGCCAGCATCCTTACTTCACGGCTGCCAACATCATCGACTGGTCATTGCCCTGCCCGTCTATCTTCGAGCGTCGCCGTCCTCTGGCCGAGGCCACCATGCGCCGGATCGCCGCCGGCACCATGCGCTATGTAGTCAATGCGGCTGAACCATTCATCGTCACTTGCAACCATGGGGGAGACATCTTCCGAGGTCAGGGATTGGCCGATCCGTTTCGCACCGTTACGGCTGCCCACGATGCCCATGGAGTTGTGATTCCTCATCTCATGACGATGCGGAATGCCCAAAAGCCTTATTCTGCCGGCAATGAGCCTTTGCATACGATCACCGCTGGCGGTGCTCACATCTATGCGGTGTCCGCTTTCCTGGCCAAACATTACGGCGGCGTGATCGGGCATGGTGTCGAGCAGGCCATGGGCACCGTGACCACTATCGATCACCATTCTTTGGTCGCAGCACATCTGACGCAGTTTCGTCCGAATAGCAAAGGCCATCCTATCGACGAACCCTTGCGAACTGTCATTGCCGGTCACTCTGAGCACCACCTTTCGACGGGGTGCCAATTCGGTGTCGTCGCGGCTCACCTGACGCATTTCTACAGTTCTGCCTCCGATGGCGGCCAGGGCGATTTGCGACACCCGATCAAAACTGTCACCGGAGAGGGGCAACATGCCGGGTTGGTATCGGCGTTCCTGACCAAATATTTCGGCGCTGCCGGTCCCGGACAGGATTGCCGCGATCCGTTGCACACCGTCACTGCCTTGCCGCGCTTTGGTCTGGTCACTGTCGATATTGGCGGCGAGCCTTATGCTATTACCGATATTGGCATGCGGATGCTGACGCCCCGCGAGCTGTTCCGCGCTCAGGGATTTCCCGACTCCTACAAGATCGATATCGAGTTCAACGGCAAAACGCTGTCCAAGGCAGCACAGGTCCGCATGTGCGGAAATAGCGTATGCCCTCCCGTCGCCAAAGCATTGGTCGCGGCAAATGTGCCGGAAATGTCTCTGGTTCGTGAGGCCGCAGAATGACCACCATCGCCCCCCTGCCGCCCGGCCCTTACGACGTTATCCTGGCCGACCCGCCGTGGAAGTTCCTCACCTATTCGGCCAAGGGCCATGGTAAGAGCCCCGAGCGGCACTATTCCACCATGACCCTGGACGAGATTTGCGCCATGCCGGTGCGCGAGGTGACCGACCGGAATGCGGTGCTGTTTCTGTGGTGCACATGGCCGACCATCTTCCAGGCCCAGCGCGTGATCGAGGCTTGGGGCTTCCGCTATTCCGGGCTGGCCTGGGAATGGCTGAAGTACAACCCCAAGACCGGGAAATACGCCTTCGCCGGCGGATACGGCACCCGCAAGAACGTCGAGCCCTGCCTGCTGGCCCGGCGCGGCAAGCTGGGGGTGCAGGACCGATCCGTCCGCGACTTCATCCTGGCCCCACGCCGCGAACATTCCCGCAAGCCGGACGATCAATACGACCGCATCGACCGGATGTTCCCCGGCACCCGCCGCCTGGAACTGTTCGCCCGCCAGCAATGGCCGGGTTGGGACGCCTGTGGCAATCAGACCGGGCTGTTTACCCCCGACACCATCGACACCGCCGCCGGCCAGCCCCTGGCCGCCGAATGATCCATCGGAAAGGACGCACCATGGAACAGACAGAACGCCATCGCCTACCGCACCGCCGACCCGTCGTCACCCGCAAGCTGACCGCCTTCGGCAAGACGCTGATCGCCAGCGCCGGATTCGACGTGGAAACCGGCAAGGTCATGGAGGTTTTCTTCGCCGGGGGCAAGGAAGGGACCAACGTGGACACCATCATGGCCGATGTCGCCGTGGTGATTTCCGTCGCCTTGCAGCATGGCGTTCCGGTCGAGGCCCTGGCCAAGTCCATCGCCCGCGTTCCCGCCGGCACCATCGCCCCCAAGGACATCGACCACGCCCCGACCGAAACCGAGAACGCTTCTCCGGTCGGCGACGTGCTGGATTGGATCATCGGCCTTGACGCCGAATATGCAGGCATCAAACCGGCCACCACCGCAGCAGAGTGAAAGGACGAGATCATGGCTACCAGATTGACCAAGGACATGCGCGAAAGGATCGTCAGGGCCGCCAAGGCGGAAACCTTCGATGGTCGCAAGGCGAAGATCGCCACCATGGAGCATGAGCTTGCCGGCGCCATCCGCCGAACGGTTCTGGGCACCAAGACATTGGAACTTCTTGACGCCCTGCCGGACGGCATCGCCCCAACGCGCAACAAGCTGGCGGCGCAGTTGGCCGGCCACTATGAGCAGTTGAAGCTCGGTTCTGACGAAAGGTTTCCCAGCAAGGTCACCACTTACGACGGAACGATATGCCTGGACGTCTTCGACGGCAGCCACCCGCTGGCGGAGCAATACGAACTCTTCAGGGCAGAAGATAAGAAACTCGCCAACGATATGAAGTCGATCGAGGCGAGGCTGACGGCGCTGGTCAACTCCTATTCGACGGTCGAACGGCTGGTCGAGGCATGGCCTGACGGCGAAAGATACATCCCCAAACCTAAAGACGCCGTGCTGGTCGTCCCTGCGGTGCTGGTCAGCGACGTGATTGCCGAAATGCAAGCGGCCAAGGCCGCCTGAAATCGACGGAAACAGGCTATCGGTGCTGCCATGCCGCGCCGATAGCGACGGAGGAACCAGACATGACCACGAATGATGAACTGCTGACCAAACTTAACGCGGCCAATGGTGCCCTCGCCGATTGGATGAAAGCCGCTCAGGCTGCGGGAGACATCGAAAAGGAGCGCGACGAACTGCGGTCCGAGGTGGCCGACATGAAAGCGGGCATCCACGAGGTCATGGACAAGATCAGAAACGGCGAGGTCTGTGACTGCGACGTCTTGTGGTTCGGCCCGACCACCACCCTGTGGGAGCGGCTTGACCAGATTGGCGGCGGGGACTCCTGCGCGGATTGCGGCGGCCATGACGGGCAGCACAAAGAGGAGTGCCCCATACCATGGTGAGGAAATCCCCAGACCTGTTTCCCGACGCCCCGCGCCGGCCTCGCCGCGTGCTGATGGCCGTGATTGACTGCGGAAACCCTCCCTTCGCCGGTATGAAGAAATTCTTCGTGCATCTCGTCTGCAGCAAGTGCGGCCATGACGACGACTGGAGCGATTTTCCGACCAAAACCGAATCGCAATCCCAGCCGTGCCCCAAGTGCAACACACCTGAAAACTGAAGTTGAGGAGTAAGTGACCATGTCCAAGCCGAACAATACGACCTCGCGTGTGATCGACGAGATTTATAGCGAGCGACGTCGTCAGGTCGATGCCGAGGGATACAGCGCACGTCATGACGACAAACACCCCGGCCAGATGGCCGCCGCTGCCGCCTGCTATGCCATCCGGTCTTCGGAAGACGTTTCGCTCGAAATCCGCAGGGACACCATCACGACGCTGTGGCCCTGGGAAATCTCTGCCTATAAGCCCAAGGACACGCGCCGCGACTTGATCCGTGCCGCCGCGCTGATTGTCGCGGAGATCGAGCGCATGGACCGCATCGCGTCCTGAAGCTTTAGCCCATGTCCTCCACCGCCAGCACCGCAGAGACAGGACGCCCAGCCGATCAGCTGGGTCTGTCCGGTGCTGGCGACGGCCCGCCGGAAGACCTGATCCTTGAATTCGCCAGGGCGCTTGCAAGGGCGGCGGCCAGAGAACATCATCAGGGACGGACGAACCAAACGGCGGAAACACCATGACGCGGTGGGCCATCTATGCCCGCTATAGCTCGGAACATCAAAACGAACGCTCGATCGAGGATCAGGTGCGTTTGTGCCGTGAGCATGTCGCCCGCCTGGGCGGCGAGATCGCCGACGTCTATGCCGACTATGCTTTGTCCGGCGCCCATCTCGCCAGTCGCCCGAATGCCGTGCGCCTGTTGGCCGACGCCGAAGACGGCAAGATCGACGGCGTCATGGCCGAGGCCCTGGACCGACTGTCCCGCGACCTTGAGGATACCGCAGCGGTCTATAAGCGCCTGACCTTCGCCGGGGTGAAACTGGTCACTGCCTCGGAAGGCGAAATCAGCGAATTGCATGTCGGGCTGAAGGGCACCATGAACGCCCTGTTCCTGAAAGACCTGGCTGCCAAAATCCGCCGCGGCCAGACCGGCACCGTCGCCAAGGGGCGGTCTGCCGGCGGCCTGTCCTATGGTTACGCGGTCAAACGCGAGATCGACGGACGCGGGGAGCTTGTGCGCGGCCTGCGCGAGGTGGACCAACAACAGGCGGAGATCGTAAAGCGCATCTTCCGCGAATATGCCGCCGGGGACAGCCCCCGGGCCATCGCCGCCCGGCTGAACCGCGATGGCGTCCCCTCACCGACCGGCGGCGAATGGATGGCCAGCACCATCAACGGCAACCGCGCCCGGGGCGTCGGCATCCTGTGGCAGGAAGCCTATGTGGGCCGGCTGGTCTACAACAAGGTCAGGATGGTCAAAGACCCGAAGACCGGAAAGCGCATTTCCAGGCCGAACCCGACAGAGCAATGGCAGGTGGTTGACGCGCCAGAGCTTAGAATCGTCTCCGATGACGTCTGGACGGCTGTGCAGGCCATCAAGGCCGGATATGCCAACCTGTCGGTCAACCGCCGCAGGCGGCCACGGCATCCCCTTTCCGGGCTGATCCGTTGCGGCAAGTGCGGCGGATCGTTCACCATCAAGAACAACGACCAATTGGCCTGCGCCACCCACCGGGAAAAAGGGACATGCGCCAACGGCCACACCATCCGCATCCCCGAGCTTGAACAGAGGATATTCGACGCGCTGCGCCGGCAGCTTGCCAACCCGGACGTCATGGCCGCCTATGTCGCCGAATACCACGCTGAAATGAAGCGCCTGGACAGCCAGCGCAAGGCCGCCGCCGCCAAGGCGGAAAGCCGTGTGGCCGCGACCAGAAAGCGCATTCGCAATCTGGTGGACGCCATCGCCGAAGGCTTTGGAACGCCGGAGGTGAAGGCGGAACTGCGCCGCCTGGAAGCCGAAAAGGCCGGTCTGGAAGCCGAATTGCAGTTGGCCGGCGAGGCTGACAACGTCATCGACCTACATCCGTCCGCCCTGGCGGCATTCCGCGCCATGCTGGGCGACCTACAGGACGCCATCAGCAAGGACGATCAGGGACGCGCCGAAGCGACCACGCTGTTACAAGCCATGATCGCCAGGATAGAGGTTCACCCAGGCCAGAAACGCGGCCAAACGGAACTAAGGCTGCAATGGCGCATCCTAGAAACACTGAACCTCGCCAAGGCGGTTGGCCAAGGCGAGGTTCGGTCTATCCCGCGTAGCGCGGTAATGGTGGTAGCGGAGGAGGGACTTGAACCCCCGACACGCGGATTATGA